GGATTAGATCCCCAAAAAGTAATCAAATCACCATTGAAATCCACAAGCGGATACGCAGTATCATAAGCGATACACCAAAGAGCTGTAATATCATCTGGAGTGTAATTGCCGCTGGCTTCGCACAACTCAATAATAATGCGAAACGCCTCCATCACCAAAACAGGAGGCATACGCTTATCATAAGCCTTGTAATCGCCAGCTACAATTCTATCCTCTCCAAAACGTGTTATGACATTATACATATCACCCCATTCAGAGGATTGCGCAACAACTCCAATACCACACTCAAACGCATACTTAAAATTCTGCATGAGCCGAATAAAACCAAGTGTATATTGACGCGTAACAATACTAAAATCCATGGGTGCACCACAAAAAACTCTCGTCTTCCCTATTCTCGCTTTCTTAGCCGACACTGCCTCGTCCTTTAAATGGCCAGTGTAGACAGGGTGATAGCAAGTACCAGATGAGTATTTTTCGCGGACGTGTTGCACCCTGCGAGACATCTCCTCCCGCAAGACCACGGGATTCATCAAATCACGCTGAGGAACTGCTTTCTCTAAATGCATCTTCTTGGATTTATTGTACGGAGCACCAGCTGAAGTGGATCTATTAATACTATCAACGTAAGCTATACCAGCAACGCCGTTGATTGCATCAAATTCATCATATACCTGAAGCAAGTGTTGGAGAGCCCCACAAGGGAGCTTTCCTTTTACATCTGCTATAAAGGCACTTCCACACTCTCTAACAATACGCGGATCCATCTCGGTCACGGGATTCACCATATCCATAGCAGCTGTACGCCAAGGTAACCAGCCACTCATTTGAGGCGCTACGTGATCTGTTGCAATACCGTAAACTTTACCGAGATATCCACTAATTCTCGTTGGACACACATTCGATTTAGGCTCCTGACGCCAGCCCACAAACGAACCATGAACTGTAGCACTACCTTCTTCAATATAATTCATGACACACTTTCTATTAAGAGCACCAACTTCTCTCTTAGCAGATTGTGCAGACAACTCTGGTGCGCCAGCAGAAATCACAGGCATACCAAATTGACTCAAAAGTGAATCAACAGTAGGTCTGTCAATAACTGTAGCAGCACTATAACTATGAAAATTTCGTGTTGAACCCACCGAATGTATACCTATGATAGCCTTTTTGTCTCCATTGGTTGCCAATAATGGCATACCACACATACCCTTCTCCGTGGTTATACCACAATTAGAGGACGCTAGAAACAAAGAAGTACCTAGCTCACTAATATATTCGTTAGTATAAGTAATATGCTTCATATCGTAGGTAGACACGAAACCATTCTCCTGCCTGTCAACATAAAAACCCACGGCATTTCCACGAGGTTCTGAGTCAAGTAGATAATCCCTAAGATCCTTACGCGGTGGCACAGCCATGATGCGAACGACAGCTAAATCCTTACTCTCATCACGAACTATATCAGACTCACAAATACGCGTATTGATCGACATACCAACTCCGTTTCTATTCGCACCAAGTCGAAGAGTGATTTGAGAAGCATTACGAGGGAGGGAGTGGTTGTTGGTAATCCAATAACTACCTCCCAAGCCCAACATCCTACAAACTTGGGTATGGGTCGAATTCGAAATCTCTGCATAAGCCACATTATGTTGTAGCCTCTTCTGCAAAGACTCGAGATCGACGCACGAACTCTTCATGGTGGAATCGAACTGTGTAGTCTCTACAGTGCTAGAATTGTAAGTGTAACCGCTTCTCTCTTTCTTCATGGGGAGTACGTTACCTTGTGATTCAGTAAAATCCGAAAAGTACTTAACCAACATACCAGCAGTTATGAGAGCACCTATAACTAAGAAAAGTTTAGGCACTTTCAAAACTCTGTTTTGTACTCTCTTTCCAAGCAATACAAATGAATCACGCGATCTACCACTCCACGTGTAATAACGATACACAAAGAAGGATTTGAACGAGTCCCAAGTGCCATCAACATACATCTTGAGACCCCTCCTAATAAGGCTTGGAATACACGGTTTAAGAATGAGTGTGAACAAGGAGCCAAGAATAGCTCCAATACTCAAAACACACAAGCTCTCGACATAGGATTGAGTCGCGCACTTGCAATCAACCTTTTCCTCCTGACAAATGGTACAATAATGCTTCTGATACATGATATCTGCATGTATAGTAGCAGCCCTAAAGGGCGCATTACATGCAAAAGGCAACTCTGTCATCAGAGGATCACATAAGCAATCGTCAGGGCTCTTGGTGCAAGTGGGGCACACACACGTACAGATAGGCTCTGGTAAATCACAGGTTGGGCAATCTTCACACTCCATCACCAATTTGGAACTCGAGACAGCCTTACCTTGTCGACTATAAAACTCATCGATAGAAGACTTATACCACTTAAGAAAAACAGCAACGCTATCTGTTTCTAACACAATTTTCTCCACTACATTTCTTCCCTCTGCTTTTATCTCTTTCACAGAAAACACCCAATAATCTGGAAAGGGTAATCCTATACCATTGAAACCACCATGACCATCATCAAATTCTGGCTTAATGGCTACATCAATGAGCACAGGAAAGCGCCTACGTACAGCAGCAGGAAAGGAGAAATAAGAATTGACATTAAGACAACGAGTATTGGTTGTAGCAATAATAAGTTGCCCATTAAACCTCATTGTGCCCTTCTTATCAAGGGCAGCCATATTTGGTACAAAGGGAACATTATTGTTCAAACACAACATTTCATTGATACTCTCGTCAATCTTTTTGGATTTTGGATGGATGGCGGCCACATCATCAAGCACGAGGC